ATGTCCCGTCTCGTCTCGCTCACCTTTCGGGCCGCGGCCAACGCCGAGCACGCCAGCGAAGTGCCCGTAGCGCTGGTGACGATCACGCATCCCGACCTTGATGCGCCCGTCAGGCTTTCGAGTGATCCGACTGTGCGCCTGTCCGCCGACCCTCTGCGGTACGGCACGCGCCACCGGGGCGACGTGTACGAATTCGTTCTGATGGCTGCGCTCTTGCCGGACGACAAGCAGGACGCGCCGCCGACGGTCACACTCGAGTTCGACAATGTCGCTGCCGATATGGTGCAGCTCGTCAGGTCCGTGACGACGCCGGCGACGGTCGATATTGCGGTGGTGCTCGCGTCGGATCCTGACGTGATCGAGGAACAATACACGGGCCTTATCGCCGTCCGCGCGCCTTATGACGAGGGGCGAATCTCTTTGGAGATCGCCCGCCAGGATATCACGCCGCGCCCATGGCCGGCGCATCGCATGACCGCGGCCCGCTTTCCGGGGCAATTCCGGTGACGCCGCATTGGAGCTCGCAATTCGTCGGTGTCCCTTGGCGTGAGAAAGGCCGCACGCGTTGGGGTTGCGATTGCTGGGGTCTTGTCCGGCTCGTCTACGCCGACGGGCTCGGGCTTGCGCTGCCGAGCTACGATGAGGGCTACGCCAGCGTGGAAGAGCGAGGCGAGATCGACGCTCTCATGTCGGGGGATGCCAGCCGGTGGCCGTGGGCAATGGTGCCGGCCGGGCGCGAGGCCGAGTTTGACGTTGCCGTGTTCCGCCGCGGCGCCATTGCCGCGCACGTCGGTGTGGTCGCCGAGCTCGGCCGGATGCTGCACGTCGATCGGGAGCGGGAGTCATGCATCGTGTCCTACGCTGATGCCCCATGGTCCAACCGGCTGATCGGAATATACCGGCATGCTCAGTTCCGATAGGCCCGGCCCGCTCGTCATCGCCATGCCGCACCTGGCGGTAGAGCGGCGCGAGCATATGACGGTTGCGCCCGGCACCACGGTGGCCGATATGGTGGCCGCGGCGCTGCCGGGCCTGGCCGAGCACCAGCGCGGACAGGTGCGCGTCACGATCGGCGCCGACGTGGTGCCGGCTGAGGTTTGGGCGCGTGTGCGGCCGAAGCCGGCCGCGACGGTCATTATTCGCGTGGTGCCGGCCGGCGGCTCGTTTCGCACCATTCTCGCCATTGCCGTAACGGTGGCCGCGGTGGCGCTGGGCCAAGCCTATTTGACGCCGCTGATCGCGGGGGCCTTCGGGGCTACGGCCGGCACGTTTGCCTATGCTGCCGTCTCGGCAGGTGTCGGCCTCGCCGCGTCGGCAGCGGCGAGCCTCGCGTTTAACGCCCTGGTGCCCCTCAAGCCGCCGGCCGGCGCCGGCGGGCAACAGGGCTCGCCGACCTACAGCATTCAGGGATTCCAGAATGCCGCCAACCCGAACGGCGTCGTCCCGGCCGTGCTCGGCAGGCACCGGTTTGCGCCGCCCTATGCGGTCATGCCATACACCGAGATCGTCGACGACGAACAGTATGTGGTGGCCGCCTTTAATTTCGGCTACGGCCCGGTGGCGATCGAGAACATTCGGCTCGGCGAGGCCGCCATTTCGACTTTTACTGATGTAGTCTTTGAGGTCCGGCAGGGTCTGCAGACGGACGAGCCGCTCAGCCTTATCACCGAACAAGTCATCGAGGAGTCGGTGGATGTCGAGGGTGAGAACCCGGCCCCGGAAGACGATGAGGGCAACGCCGCCGGCGTGGAGTCGATCCGCACCACGGCTCGCAACACCACGGACGTGTCCGTCGACTTCACATTTCCGGAAGGCCTCGCCGAATACGACAACGATGGCGACCCGCAAAACCTGACTGTCGACATCCAGATCAGACAGCGCCTGCTCGGCGCCGAAGACTTCGTAACCGTCACGACGCTGAGCATCACCCGCGCCTCGCGCGACGTGGTGCGCGTGAGCCATCGGTGGACGCCGCCGGCGCCGGGGCAATATGAGATCGGTGTTACCCGTCTGACCGATGCCTTTACGGACTCGGCGCAGCGCGGCCGGTTTTTCTGGTCAGCTCTTCGCAGTCATCGGCCCGGCTACCCCATCGCTTTCGACAGGCCGCTTGCCCTGGTGGCCGTGCGCATCAAGGCCACCGGCCAGATCAACGGCGTCGTCAATAATCTGAACGCCGACGTGACTCGGATCGCGCCCGATTGGGACCATGCAACGGACACGTGGATCACGCGGCCGACGCGCAATCCGGCCTCGCTCTATCGCTACGTGCTGCAGAGCCCGGCGAACGCCAGGCCCAAGCCGGACGGCGAGATCGACCTGGCGGCGCTGCAGAGCTGGCACGACTACTGCGAAGCCAAAGGCCTCTGTTACGATCGCGTGCACGATTTCGAGGCGTCGCTGTTTGATGTACTGCGCGACGTGGCCGCGGCCGGCCGGGCGACGCCGCGGGACAGCGGCACCCGGTGGACGGTGGCCGTCGACCGGCCGCAAACCCTCGTGGTCGGCCATGTCACGCCGCGCAACTCGTGGGGGTTCCAAGGCGAGCGCGCATACGTGCAGCCGCCTGATGCTTTCCGCGTGACTTTTCGCGACAAGTCTAACGGCTACCTGCCGACCGAGCGCCTCGTGCTGTGGCCGACGTTCGCCGGCACCGAGGACGATGTCGAGCTGGCGGAAGAGATCGAGCTGCCTGGCATCACCGAGCCGGCGCAGCTCTTCCGCGAGGCGCGCCGGCGCCAACTTGAGCTCATCCACCGTCCGGACGTTTACACCGTCAATCAGGACATGGAAGGGCTGGTGTTGACCCGCGGTGACCTCGCCGTGCTCAGCCACGACGTGCTCAATCGAGTGCAGGTGGCCGCACGGGTCAAGGCAACCGACGGCAACGCCGTGGTGCTCGATACGCTAGTGACGATTGAGCCCGCCACATCTTACGGCATCCGCTTTCGGCTGGCCGACGGCGACACGCTGGTGCGCCCCGTTGTCGGGCCGGCAGCCGGCGAGACGCAGGTGTTGGCCCTGTCGCCTGGCGCCATGCCCGCAGCCGGCGACCTCGCCCTTTTCGGGCCGCTCAGCAACGAAAGCCGGCAGTGCGTGGTCAAGGCCATCGAGGTCGGCGACGGGCTCAATTTCCGCCTGACCCTCGTGGATCATGCGCCGCACATCGAGGCCTTGGCGGATGCGGCACCACTGCCCCCGTGGACGGTGTATGCCCCGGATCAGGTCTCCCAAGGCCGACCGGTCGGCGCTGGTGCCGGCCTTACCGGCTTTGTCGGCACCAAGACGAACGGCTCGACTTATGCCATCGATGCCAACGGCATGGGTAACCCGGAAGCCGGTGACCTCATCCTTGCGATGTTCCATGTCCGGGGTGTGGAGGGGAATGTCACGCTGACGCCGCCGGCGGGCTGGACCCAGCTCTACAATCAAACCCTGGGGCCATCGTCGCGCGTGGCGGCCTATTGGATCCCGTTTGGCACCGGCAGCCCGAACGGCAACTTCGTCGCCAGCGACACCGCGTCCTGGTCGCTCAACGTGTGCCGCATCCGGCAATGGCAGGGCACGCCGGAGGTCGCCACAGCGACAGGCTCAGGCAGCAGCGCCGACCCGCCCAACCTGGCGCCGTCATGGGGCAGCGACGAAACCCTGTGGATTGCGGCCGCCGGCTACGCCGTTGGCAGCACCAATCCCCCCGCCGTGCCGACCGGCTATCAAACGCGCCTGTTTGTGACTGCCGGCGTCAGCGTCGGCAGCGTGGCCATGGTGTCGGCGCACCGCTCCTTGACGGCGGCGAGCGAAAACCCCGCCGCGTTCGGGCTGCCGGGGTCCGGGCCATGGGTGGCCGCAACGATCGCTGTCAGGCCGCCGGCTTAAGGAACGCCAATGTCCGTAAAGACCTCAAACACGCCGCTCGCCGCCCTGCCGATATTGAACCTGCTGGGGCACCAAGATGCCGGCGGCGGCGCTCAAGCCCTCGCGCGCGTCCCGCTCGCATGGGGGAATTACACGCCGGTGCTGACGGCTCAAACGGGCACGCTCGGAACATACACGGTCAATCGGGCGCGGTGGGTGCGCTTGGGTCAGGCCGTGACCGTGACTTTTGACGTGCTGATCACCAGCGCGGGAAGCTCACCTTCCGGCAATGTCATAATGACCTTGCCGGTGCCAGCCGCGCCGGGCTTTTCAGGGTCGGTCCAGGGGCGCGAAGTGGCAGCCG